CAAGAATCCTGGTGAGTCTGATTTCAATGATGATGATGACGATCAGGATGGTGAGGATTTTGAAGACCGATTTGACAATGGCTATTCTAACAAACCCACGTTTGAAGATGCTATACCCAATGAGTTGAAGGCATATGGTGATGAAGTTAAATCTATAACGGATGAAAAATTCCAACAAGCATTGAGCGGTCTTGCTGAAACAAAAGAAATTTTCGTCGGTAAGATTGCTAATCAAAATCAAATCATTTCAAAAAACTATATTGTTCCTTTCAAAGACTTGAAATTCTTTGTAGATGAATTTTATGATGACCCTGGTTTGAAGGTGCATGAGCGGTATGATTCTACTTTGCTGCTGAAATTTGAAGCCAAGAATAAGAATCCGATTGCATATCTTGTAAAAGAATTTGAGATGAAAAAGAAAGCGGCAGAGTTGCGCCGTGTGACTGTCTCTGATACTGGCACACTGGACACCAACAAGTTGCACACTTACAAGTTCAATGATGATATTTTCCGTAAGATTGGTTCTGTTGCTGAAGGTAAGAATCACGGCATTGTGATGTTCATTGACTGGTCTGGTTCTATGCAAGATAATCTATCTGGCACAATTGAACAGTTGATTACAATGGCAACGTTCTGCCGCAAAGTGAATATTCCGTTTGATGTTTATGCATTCAGCACTGAATACTATGTCAACAAAAAACAAGAACATGTTCTTACACCAAATGGTCAATTGCCAATCGACAATTTTCATCTATTGAACATTCTGTCCAGTAGCATGAAGAATGCAACGTATCGTAAATTTGCAAATGACTTGTTGCAAGTGGCTGAAGCATATGCGCCATATTTACACTACCGTCGAAATTACAAGTCCGGTTATATTTGTGCTGGTATGGGACTTGGCGGCACTCCATTGAATGCAACAATTCAGGTTGCGTCTGTTGTTGTGAATGAATTCCGTAAACGCACCCGGTCTGAAGTTGTGAATGTTATTTTCTTGACTGATGGTGAAGATTCAACTAATTTGTGGACTGAAAGTGGATCAGGGCGTAATGTTACCATCGGACCAGCTGACCGTCGTTCAGTGTCTTATATTGAGGATAAAGATTCCGCAAAAACTTATCGTGTAAGTGACAAAGGTGTGACACCAACTCTGTTGCAAATTCTAAAAGATCGTACTGGCTGTAATTTGATTGGATTCTACATCCTACCAAAAAGCAAACGGTACTTTGAAAATGCAATGTCACGATTCAACATGCCAATGACGGAGGTTGGATACAAACAATTTCGTGATGAGAAATTCTTATCTGTCAGTGGATATGGATACTCCGAGTACTTCCTGATTCCTGGTGGCGAAGAATTGTCTACCGAAGACGATTCGTTGTCAGATATTCTTGGTGAAGTCAAAGTTGTTTCTGCCCGCAAGTTGAAAGGTGCATTCTTAAAGATGAACCAAAATCGGTTGACAAACCGTGTTCTACTGTCTAAGGTAATCAAGGAAATTGCTTGATGTTGTGTGAAAACAACAGTCAAAAAAAAACACTTGACAGGCCAGAAATGGTCTGTTATACTACCAGTATTGAATTGATTTTTAACTGAAAGATACTTTACATTATGACCACGAAAACTGAAAAGATTTTATTTGTCACCGAAGCTGCAAAGCGGTTTGGTGAAATTGTGACACACGATCAACTGGTGACACTCTCTGAAGAAACTGGCATGAAACGTCAAGTTTGGCTTGAGGGTAAACAATACCGGATTGCTCGCGGTAAGTATCAATTGCCTCTTCAAGAATTCAACATCAACATGGCTGGTCTTGCACTAGTCAAAGCCGAACCAATTGCTTCTATGCCAATCTCTGAACCCGTCAAGGCGCCTGTCGCAAAAGCAATTGCAAAAATGTCTTCCGTTGCTCGTATGCAAGAAGGCGCAATTATTCCCAAAGTGAATTCGTTGTATGTTCCCTTTGGGTTCTTTGACAACATGAAACGCATTGTTGCATCAAAGAAATTTTATCCAGTATTTGTTTCTGGTCTCTCTGGCAATGGCAAGACTTTCATGGTTGAACAAGCCTGCGCCCAACTGAAAGTTGAATGTCTCCGTGTGAATATTTCACCTGAGACTGATGAAGATGACTTGATTGGCGGCTTTCGGCTGATTGATGGTGAGACAAAATGGTTTGATGGTCCAGTTCTTCAAGCAATGAAGTCTGGCGCAGTTTTGATTCTTGATGAAATTGACCGCGGTTCAAATAAGCTAATGTGCTTGCAAGGTGTACTTGAAGGCAAAGGTTTGTTTGTTAAGAAGACTGGTGAATTTGTTGAACCAGTTGCTGGCTTCAACATTATCGCAACTGCAAATACCAAAGGCAAAGGTGACGAAACTGGTCGCTACATGGCTGCTACAATTATTGATGATGCGTTCCTTGAACGGTTCCCAATTACTGTAGAACAGGAATATCCTGATGTAAAAGTTGAAACCAAGATTTTGACTAAGTTGTTTGCAAGCCTTGGCATTGATGACAAAGCATTCGCAGAAAATCTTGTGAAGTGGGCTGATATCATCCGTAAGACATTTGAAGAAGGTGCAATTGATGAATTGATCTCCACTCGCCGGCTGTCTCACATTGCTGAAGCATACACCATCTTCAATGATAAGATGGAAGCAATCAAGTACTGTATCAATCGTTTTGACGCCGAAACCAAAACGTCATTCCTTGATTTGTATACCAAGATTGATGCTGGTGCTGAAGAAGTGAAAACTGAAACAGTATCAGATGAAATTCCGTTCTAAATCTCCTTGGCAGTAATGCCTTAGAGGCTACTTGATGTAGCCTCTTTTTTTATATATAATAGTGTAAGATAATTTAACAGTATGGAGAAATTATGCAATTTGAAATTGATATTCAGAAAATAAAAACCAAAAAACTTTTTGTTGCAACACCAATGTATGGTGGACAATGTCATGGTTCTTATACCAAAGCAATTACCGATTTGATGATTATGTGCACCAAATATGGAATTGAAGCTAAATTGTTTTTCATCTTCAATGAATCACTAGTGCAACGTGCTAGAAATTATTTGACAGATGAGTTTGTTCGTAGTGGTTACGATTATATGATTTTCATTGATAGCGACATTCAGTTTGATGCGACAGATGTTTTAGTTATGATGCACTTTGCGTCTACCCGTGATGACATGGATGTTGTATGTGGTCCATATCCAAAGAAAGCAATCTCTTGGGAAAAAATTAAAGTTGCAGTTGATAAAGGCTATGCAGACAAAAATCCAAATGATTTGGAAGAGTTTGTTGGTGATTTTGTTTTTAATCCAGCAGATGGCGTAACACAATTTAGAGTTGATGAGCCAGTTGAAGTGAAAGAAAGCGGCACAGGTTTCATGTTGATTACCCGTGAAGCACTTCAAAAATACGATAGAGCATTTCCAATGCAAAGTTACAAACCAGACCACATACGCACAGAAAACTTTGATGGCAGTAGAGAAATCATGGCTTACTTTGATTGCGTTATTTGTCCAGACACAAAACGCTATCTTTCAGAAGATTACATGTTCTGTCAATGGATGCGTAAAGCTGGTGGCAAAGTGTGGTTGCTTCCATGGATGCGTTTGAAACATGCTGGTAGTTATATCTTTGGTGGTTCTTTGCAAGCACTTGCATCAATCAATGTATCACCAACTGCTGGTGATGATGTTGTAAAACGAACCACAAAATGATTGAATATCGTTACAGTGAAGATCAAATTTTAGATGAACTACAATCTTACATTGACTCAACATACGGGCAACATTATTCCCGTAACAAATTTCAAGCAACAGAATTCATCATTGATGGTGGACATGGTGAAGGATTCTGTATTGGAAACGTGCTGAAATACGCACAAAGGTATGGCAAGAAAGACGGCCGTAATCGTAAAGACTTGCTAAAAATATTGCACTATGCTATAATCATGCTACACGTACATGACTTGAATGAAGGAAAACAAAATGAAATTCAGTGAATCAACAATTAATGTTCTTAAAAACTTTGCTAGCATTAATGCTGGTATGCAATTCAAAGAAGGCTCAGTTGTGCGAACAATCTCTAAGGGACAAAACGTACTCGGTAAAGCTACAGTAACAGAAACATTTGAAAAAGATTTTGTTATCTATGACTTGAATCGGTTTCTTTCACTTTGCAGTTCTTTAACTGATCCTGAGATCGTCCTTAATTCTGATGCAAATAATCTCACAGTAAAATCTGGCACATCTAAAACCACATACGGACTTGCAGATGAGTCTATGATTGTGGCACCGCCTGTAAAAGAGTTGAAGATTGAAAACTCTGAAGTGAATTTTAAACTGACAAAAGATGACATGAATCAAGTGTTGAAAATGTCTGGTATCTTAGGTCTTCCAAACATTGCAGTAACTGGTAATGGTTTTGAAATTTCTATCTCTGCACTTGACATTAAGAATACAGATTCAGACAACTTTTCAATTACAGTTGGTCGAACTTCAGCCAACTTCCGAATGATTTTTGTTACAGAAAATCTTAAGATGATTCCTGGTACGTATGATGTTGCAATTTCATCTAAGGGAATCTCACATTTTAAACACGTAACCGACCAAATTGAATATTGGATTGCTACTGAAGCCGGTTCTAAGTACGAAGGATAAATATTATGAGCAGTAACGTGATTGTTCCGTCTTCTCCAGAGGACCGCAAAAAGATTCTGGATGCACTTGTTGAAATTTCAAACTCACTCACTCGCATTGAAGCCGAGCGTGATTTGATTAAAGACATTCTTGCCACCGTAGAAGATAAATTTGAGTTGCCTAAAAAGTACACTCGCAAACTTGCAAAGATTTATCACAAACAAAACTTCACCGAGGTCCAACAAGAACAAGATGATGTTGAGACCCTTTATGAGAGTGTTGCTAAGTAACACTCGGCTTGCATTCTAACATGCAATGTGTTATAATGCATTTTTATGTTATGATAAGGTGAATACATGCTACAAGATTTTCTCTGGTGTGAAAAGTATCGACCAAAAACTGTTGAAGACACAATTCTTCCAGCAGACTTAAAGGCAACATTTCAACAATTCGTTGACCAAAAGAATGTGCCCAATCTAATTCTTACTGGTGGTCCTGGTGTTGGTAAAACGACTATCGCCAAGGCTATGCTTGAAGAACTTGGATGTAATTATATTGTTATTAATGGGTCTATGAATGGCAACATTGATACCCTACGCAATGAAATTAAAAACTTCGCATCAACTGTATCATTCTCTGGTGGTCGCAAATATGTTATACTTGACGAAGCTGATTATCTCAATCCGCAATCTACTCAACCCGCACTCAGAAACTTCATGGAAGAGTTTTCTGCTAATTGTGGTTTTATCCTTACTTGCAACTTTCTTAATCGTATCATCGCACCACTCCACAGCCGATGCTCCGTTGTACAATTCAAGATAAACACATCAGACAGACCAAAACTTGCTGGTCGTTTTATGAAACGTGTGACTGGTATTCTGCAAAAAGAAAATGTAGAGTTTGAAGAACGAGTTGTTGCTGAACTTATTATGAAACACTTTCCTGATTGGAGGCGTGTTATTAATGAACTGCAACGTTACTCTGCTACAGGTAAGATTGATACTGGAATTCTTGCAAATATTTCAAGTGACAATTTCAAGGCATTATTTGAAAGATTGAAAGCAAATGATTTCACGGGTATGCGTAAGTGGGTTGCAGAGAATCTAGACAATGAACCATCAGTACTATTCAGACGAATCTTTGATAGCAGTAATGAATGTTTGAATCCTAATTCTGTTGGGCGTATGGTTCTATTGCTTGCTGAATATCAATACAAGTCTGCATTTGTCGTTGACCAAGAAATTAACTTTGTCGCTTTCTTAACTGAAGTGATGATTGATTGTGAGTTTAAGTGACACCATTTGATTACCTAAATGCTATCAATCAATCAAAAGAAAATTTGATGGTTGACACCGACAATGATGAACTGGCTGAAAAAGATTACAAGGCGTTCATCGTTAATAGAGGACTATCTTACT